AGTTGATCCATATTCGCCACGCTGAACACCGTAAACAATCTTTCCATTCTCACGACCTCTTGTATATAAAGAATATTGTTCGCCACTTTGAATTGCCTCAAATAATTCTTTGTCAATAAGTGTTGTGCTAGCAATACTGCTAAAGTTTTCTATTGTTATATTTTCTAATGCTGTTTCTATTTCTTCAGCTGTTCTATTTGGCGGTAGAATTGTTGGTTTTTCTTTTATTTCTTGCACACCACCGCCACCAGTTTGCGGATTAAAACCTGACGCAATCTTAACAGCTTCTGACCACAAACCTTCGTCATAAGTCTTATCAACTTTACGCGAAATAACTTCTGCGTAATACGCTAATGCTACATCTTTTATATCTTTTTTAAGTTTAGCATTTAGTTCGCCGGGCAAAAATTCATACGCCGCACCAATAATACCAAACATTGTGCTTTCTGCTTCACGCATATCAGTACCTTCTATCGGCACACCGTTTGCGTTTATTTCTTCTACACCTTTAAATATTACTTCAGCTTGTGGCATAAGCCCATCTTGCATAAGACCAGCAACGTGCATTGTAACAGGCGCTTGACCAGACAGCTGTTCTAACACCGACCCGGCGTGTCTACCAAACATTTGTTGAACTGTAGTGATAGCTTGCATTTTTTCTACAGCTGTTCCTGTATTAAAACTTGGCGCATATTTAGCAACATCTTCTGGCGTAAGAAACTTTATAGCTCCGTCAAGTTCATAATGACCATGTATTGCAATCGCATCATTTATTCTTTTAGAGATCCCGGTGTTATCAATACCACCTGTAAAGTTTGAACTTTGTATTGCCTGTGGAGATAAGTCTATTGGAGTTATATCTACCGACCCTACTTTAGAAGCGTATCCTACAGGATCAGATTTAAGTTGTTTTTCCATGTCAGCTTTAAAACCGCGCAAAAACTCTAAACCTAAACTTGCTTGACCTTCTGTAACACCCGGACCTTCTAAGCTAATTATTAAATCGTTAATACCTTTTGTGTTACTGACACCTTTAACAGCTTGCGAAAGATTGTTTAAAAAACGTAAATCAGCAAGACCTTCAGTAGTAACAGTTTGGTCTGCTTCATCTCCGAAAGGCATAGTCAGTTGCGCTTGCGCTTCTAACGTTTCTATATAACCATCAGGTAAAGCCAATCCTTTTTGCAACATTGAAACGCCATCAGTAATTCCTTTTTTTGTTTCTTTAAGAATTTGAAGATTAACTCTTTCAAGTTTTTGTTGTTCAGCTGACGGAGCATCAAAAAACGCTGCACCAGCGCCAAGACTTTGCAATAGTTTTGCCGCATCATTCATCGGCAACATTTCCAGTAAACCGATCTGCATACGCCCGGCTCCACTGTTGGCTAACACAGTTTCCCTACCAGCTGCCCTTTCAGAAACAGAAAGCCCTTCGCTTTGCAGCTTTTGTAAATCCCTAAGAGTTAGTCGTAACTCTTCTAAGTCTTGTACAGGCGTACCGCTACTATTCAATGCTGCACGTATATTGCCAAGAATACCGTTGTACAAAGCATTGTACTCTTGTTGTTTTAATGCACCGGGATTACCTAGTCCTAACTGTGCAAGCCTAACAGAGTTAATGCCAAAGTTATTTGCGTGAAGTTTTGCTTCGTTTAGTTCTGTAGCACTTGCAATGTTTTGCGAAAACTGCGTTGCTGCATCGGCTCTTGTTTTTTGCGTAGCTGCATCAAGCTTTGTATCTATTGCACCGCGTAAGCTATACCGATAGGTTAGCTCCATTTGATTGAAACGGTCAGTTAATACTTGTTGACTGCGCGGATCAGTAACACCGTCTAGCAAACTTTCTCTTGCTGTTTTAGTAGCTAACGCCCACTGACCTTCTTGTTCGTTGCCACCTTCGTTAAAAATTGAACCAAGTTCACCCGGATCAACTCTAGACAATCTACGCGCATCTTCACGTAAAGCTGCTTCACCAGCTAGTAACTTTTGGTTTATCTGCGCTTCCCTAGCAGCTTTGTATCGCGTAGCAGCAAACTCACCAATCTGTTTAGTAGCAGCTGTAAACACACTAGCTTTAGCTTCTGCCTGTCGAATAAAAGGCGCTGCACTCGCTCTTGCTCTAAAACTACGACCGGGCGCTTCGCTTGTAGGTGTGCTACCAGCACGATAGATAGGTATACGCATTAATATTTACCCTTTACTAAGCAGTTGCAGTATTGCTTGCGAAATAACCAGTGTCGTAACCAATACGTGCAGCGGAACCAAAACCAGCTATTAAACTTGCCGTACCTGACGATCTAAGCGCGGCCGCTGATGCACCAGCTTCCATACGTGATAACTGCGCTGTTAACTTTGTATCTTCTATAGCATCGTTAATCTGCATATTGGTGACGTAGTTATTAAATTTATCTATAGCAATTTCAAAATCACTTTCCCGACCACCTTTACGCAAAACATCCATAGGTGTACCGACTGCAATATCTACGCCAGCATAAGCAAACCCAGCTACAGCTGCACCTTGCGCCTCACGAAACGCCATACGTTTACGTTTGTTAGAAATAAGCACATTGTTGTTAATAATAGTACGTTGATTTTCTGCTAGATTTATGTCACGCTCGATAATCTGTGCATTAAACTCACCAACTCTTGCAGCTGCCGCTGCCGCTTTGTTAGCAGCGCTTTTTTCTGCTATGCCGCCAGCAACTTGCGTACCCATCATTAAAAGTGGCAGTGCATCCATTTCGCGTACCTTTCGTAATCTAAACCATCTGGTCCATATTTGTGCATTACACCTTCGCTTGTAAAACCTAAAAATTTTGCAAGCTTATGTGCGTTTGTAAAATCTGATCTAACAACAGCTTGTACTCTTGTCAGCTTCAGTCTAGTTATTGCGGCATCTAACTCACGTTTTACTAAACGTACTGTCTGTATCCGCTTACCGTTCATTTCTCGCGTAGGCAAAAACCATGCTTCTGCTACACCTTCCCATACAGGCGCTAGACCTGTCACGGCATAAACCTTGCCATTGTCTATAAGTGCCAAGCCTCTGCCCGGCTGCAAATAAACAGGCATTGCAGAAAGAACTAAACCTAACTGCGAATTGTTTTGCAACGGAACACGATCCGCTACATCTAAAACGTGAACTTTACTAAGTGGTCTTGCTATCATTTATCAAAAGTATTCATCCTTGGATACAGTGCTAATACTGTCAACGGTAGTGGCTGTGTCTGTTGTAAGTATATTCTATCATCATCATCAAAGCCACCCGGAAACTCAACATCTTTATCGCCAGAAAAAAGAGGAACCGCTGTATCCATATCCATAGAACTGTCACGGAAAAAGATCCGATCCGTTTCCGAGCTATCGTTGCCCACTTCTACGCCCACTGTTTCAAATAATCGTACTGTAATACCGTGTATTCTTTTCGGTTTACCCTGACTTGTTCCGTCAGAAGATCCACTTTCAATCCGCAACGTTTGCATATTTGATGTATACCCATACCCAATAGCAGCGGTAGTTGCAGAAAAATCAAGTGCTATAGATGCGCTTGATACTGCTTTATTTGCATGACTTGCGCCGTTAGCAAGCACAGAAACCGTTTCACCTTCTAAGTGATACAGCGTACTAAAACTAGTAACCGCACTGCCCGAATACGATAAACCGCTATCTACAAAAAATGCAGACGTAGTATTGCTGCCAAAATCAAAATCTTTCATTCGCTCTACATATCGCCGGGTAACACTATTGATAGTGCGTTTTACAATCATGTATAGCTCGTCATTACCTGTGTCCGTAGGTAACGTTGCAATGCTTTCGACTACTGCCGAACCGCCGCTAAACGTGCCACCTATCGTATGTTTATGCCACGCAACAACTTGCTCTTCACGCCGATACGTTAAACCTACTAGCGCACCATCGGCACGTATAGCCCATACAATATTTTCTGGCTCTTGTTGATACGCAAAACTTTCTAGGCCACCTTCAGTAATATGTTCTGCTAACACTGTTAGATCTGGCGCTTGATACCCGGCTGTGTTTACTTCACCAATATACTTAAACTCTCGCACTTTTCTATTGCCGCGTTGCAGAAACAACGTAACATCTGCGACCTGTACAGGCTCTGTATTAGCCGATCCGTAGTTAGAATACTTACGAATTTGCGTTGTAGTCGGCGTTATAGGACCGTCATTTGTAGTTGTAAGCACGTATTCACCGCCGGAAGTACCAATAGTAAGCACTCGCGTAGCTGATAAATACCTAATATTGTTTACTTGATTTGATGCAATTGTGTAAATCAGTGCATCATCTGCGTTTGTTCCTGTAGTAAAGTTAAGATAATCCGCGCTTTTACTAAACCATAACGTTTGTGGATTGTTATTTGTTGCTGCAAAAACAAGTCTTTGTTCAAAAAACGTAACAACACTAGGGTAATTATCAGTACCTGACAGTGATGGATTAGGCGATCCAGTAATTGTTGCTGTGGCAAATGTCCAAGCGTTGTGATTTGTACGCGATAAAGTACGAATTGCATAGCTTGGATGTACAAAATACATAATATCTGCACTTTGCGCGAAACGTAAATTAAATATGTCAGCCGCTGCGTATGGCGTTGCTACTTCAAATATTTCATCTACTGCCCCAGCTGACGCATATGTTGTAAAGTTTGTTGTGTTTATGTTGTTGCCAAATAGATCTTGCAACGTAAATGTATTTGTTGTGACGTTAGCTACCTTATAGTTACGACCATTTAATTCTGTCATGCCGACAACATTATCTAAAAATATTTCATCACCATTGCTATAGCCATGAGAAGATATTGTTACTACGCCGGGGTTTGCTTTTGTTACAGCTGTAATATTTTGTGCCGATCCTTTTAAAACTTGAGAACCGTTGCGATACACACGCATAACTTGATCCCCAAACACAAGTATGTATGTATCTGTGGTTTTAAACTGAAATGGTATAAGCCTACTCTTTACACTGCTATCTTTTACAGTACCAAGATACTGAGTACCCGGTCTACGTGTAACGCCGCCGTGTGGTTGCACCACCATGTTAGTTAAATCTGATAAGCCAGCCTTGTATTTCTCTAGCGTAATACGCCCTTCTAAGCGTGGCGATATTTCACCAGCTGTAAATGTGCTTAGTGAAGGTGCAGATCTTGCCATTAGAAACGCGCCTCGACAAAATCATTAGCTTCAATACGCTCTGGCGCACCTTCAGTTGCGTCTTGAAACGTGCTTTCTTTGAGTTTTCTATCGTAATCAGCTGCCGATAGCTGCCGTACAGTAGTAGATCCTGTAATTGCATACGATATTTCATACGCCAATCTAGCTGCTAAGGTTTCAATTAGCCCGGCATCGTACTGTTGTGGGTCTGTAATCCGGGCAACATACTTAATTTTTGCAGTACCTTCGTCTGTCAATAGCTTGCGACCCTCAATAATAAACGCCGGAGTATCGCTATTGCTTCTCATATTATCAAACGGAAACGTTAATGTGCCGTTACTAAACTCTAATACGCGCAAACAAAATGGGTCTGTAGGTAACGCATACTGTTTACCGTAGCCATATGTAGGCGCTGTACTTTCTTGTGCTAGCTCTGCCCTACGAATTAAACAATTCCAAGGATGCGATCTAAACACACTATCCCTTACCGCTTCGTATCGCTGGTTAACAATGCGCGCTGGTTTGCTGTTTTCATCTAGCGCAGTAATATTAGATGCACCTAAACTGTTTAGCGCATAGTTAGCAATATCAACGGTACTTGTCATTCTCTATCTCCAATAAAAAAGAGGGGGCGCAAGCGCGCCCCACTCTATTAGTCTAGAACGTACTTAATGGTAAGTTCAACAGTACCAGTGCCAGCTGCACCGCCCATTGTTACCGTTACAGGAACACCGTCCTCGTTAGCATCTAACTCTGTGCCGGAACCGAGAGCTAGTGTAGCAAGGATGTCTACCTTTTGCGCTGACGTAGAAGCCGCAGCTGCTTTATACGCTGCCGCTGACGCGCTTACTGCGCTACCAGCTGCGTTAGTATGTGCAGCAAAACCTACAGACAAGGTTGTAGATGAACCCATTGCATCATGTGCAAGTGATCCTTCTAACAATCTCGCCCCATCAGGCATGATAAACATTTCAATAACGTCACCAGACGCTAAAGAAGATGCTTCAAAAGTACCATGAGCAACTCTAATTCTGCCACTCATTTCGTTTGCCTTATTCATCACGGCTGGTGTAGCGCGTGAATTAGTGCGTTGAGTTGAATAAACAGTAGCCATTCGTCAGTCTCCTTATTCGTTACACGCAATTTCTACTACTTTTTCTTCTTCCATGCGAGTTGCCCCGATGGACTGACAGTAATAGACTTGCGTTGAGTATGACTTATCGGCACGTTCATCAATCCGAGCAGACGGTTCTTTACCGATTGCCAGCTTGATACCGTCACTGGCAAAAGCAATAACCTGACGGTCACTGTTGCTGTCAGTGTTCAAACGATTAGATACGATAAAGTTAAAGCCAACAAATGAGTTTAGATCACCTGTTGCCAAAGCTTTTACAGTATTAAAATCACTTGACGTTACGGTTGTATTGTTAAGCAGATCAGAGATTTGCTTTGGCGATACAATAATATGCCGCGTGATGGATGGGTCAACACTGTTACTATCTAAGATTTCTTTAGCACTTAGAAGTTTTGCAATAGTTAACCCGGCGCTGCCATGTGCAACTTTCTGCCCAGCTGGAAGCGTTGTAGAAGTGCTACCATCTTTACCAGTTGTTGCTGTACCAAGAGCCGCAGTAATGATTACATCATCCATTGCTCTGCCCATAGCTGCCGCCGCTGCTTGAGAATAAGTAGATGTTGGATCAGCAAGCAAGCGTACTTTGTCTTGATCGTCAATCAAATCTGCATATTCATAATCAGCCATAGTTACCATACGTCTGCTATGTGGTGTTTCCACCAATGGCGTGTCTGCATGGCGTGAGGTTCGTAGAACAGCTGCCGCTGCACCTACTTGATCGAAAAAAGCTTTTTCACCGTTCACACTCTCACTGTCAACTGCATTACGCAGCAACGAACCCTTTTGCTGTGATAGCATCTGGATGTTCGCGGAGAACTGTTGAACAAAAGCTGTAGTTATTTGAGTAGACATAAGTCTCTCCTTATTACAGTTTCAGTTAAAGTTTGCTGCGCTTCGGTTATCCCATAAGGGCCAATGCTACTATTTAGGTTAGCTACTCCGCTTGACGCACAAGCTTGACGTTCTGGGCCTTTCGGTTATCCAGCAAAATAAGTACGCAAATGCAAAGCTTCATCAATATAGTTTTGATGTTCGGCATGGAATTTATCCCAATAGGGAGATCCTTGCGCGACTATCTCATTATATCGCTGTCTTGCGTCTTGCGAACTCATAACTACTTCAGTCGTTTCACCGACTAAATTATCTTCTCCTATAAGTTCAGCCATTTTATGAAACGCTCTTACAATTGCCGGGTGATCCCCTAACAATCTACCGTCTGCTAGCTGCACTTCAGAAAAAATCCTTAAATCATCTTCACTCATAACAGTCTGTGACGCTGACCTTGCCATTTCTAAGCGCTGGTCAAAATGATCGCCAAACTGTTGTCGTAACTCTTGCTCCCCGGAAAAACGTACTTCCTCTGCGCGCTGCTCTAAAACTTGCCGACCATTGTTTACTTGCTCTTGATACAAGCCAGCAATCTCTGCCGCCTGTTTGTTTGACAAGCCAAGCTCGTAAGCTTTGTTGCGAAAAGCATCAAAAGACGTTTCGTCAAATACTTCCGTTTGTTCTAGCTCATAGCTGCCCGGATCTTGTGGAGCGCCTAGTTTTTGATAAACTGCGCGCCATTCATCTGGCGTAGCAGATTGACCGGGTATAACTACCTTATCAGCGCCGATCATTCTCTGCGCGCTAATGTGGCTCTTTGCTAGTTCGTTTGCACTTGTAAACTTATTAATCAAAGGATCTTGCTGATACGTTTCATCTAACGCATCAAGCCAATTACCTTCGCTTACAGGTTGTGCAACTTCTTGTTGTGCAACTGGTTCCTGTACTACAGGCTCCGCTGCAACTGCTTCAGCGACTTCTTGAGGTCCAGCATCTTGGGTTGTCTCTTCGCTCATTTAGTTTCCTATCCTTGTTTTTTTCCTTCGGCCAACATACTGACGATCAATAATATTGCTGCGCGTTGACCTTCTTGGAAAGCTGATTGATGGGGATCGCCAGAAACAAAAGTGGTTGTCTCAAAAGCAAAACGCTTTTTAAGATCACTAAGCACTTGCTCCCCATCCTCCGTATTAAATGTACGGCGATAGGCGAGTTTTAATTGTTCTAATTCCTTCATATTTGTCCACGTTGTCTTGCATCAGACGCGACTTTTAACGCTGGTGCTAGCTTCTGCGCTTGATCTGCTATAGACGCTTCTTGTTGCGCTTGTGCTTGCGCTGCTTGCGCTTCTGCTCTTTGTCTGCGTAATTGTTCTACTTCACTTCTACTACGCACAACACGCGCCGGGATACCTGTTGTTTCGACTAAATACTGTACAAGCTTATCATCATCTAGATAATCCATTACTGGCGCTACTTGCTGCATCTGCAACAAGACTTCAAACCCACGCAACATTGACTGTAGATCTGTCATTTTTTGCGCTTTTGCTAATGGCGATACATATTCAATATCTATATCCTGACCTTGAAGCTGCTCCGGCGCGGCTGGGAGAAGACCGTTACGGAGCAGCAATGCAAAGGATCTAGAGATTAACGGCTGGAGCAATTCGGCTTGTAGCCTACCCAAAACAGGCCCAAGCAACCGCATCTTCTCTTCGTTTCTTTGCAAGACTTCGGTAGCAGTCATAGACGGTCCATTAGCCATTAGCAGCTGATCTACAAAGAAAGCTTGCCTGATAGCGTTTCGTCTTTGCTCTTCCATATTTAAACCTAGAGGATTGTTTGCTCCTATCTGCAACGGCTCTAGTCTATCTCTTGTACCTGTACGGTAAAAGTTTAAAGCCCCCGGTGTTGTCCTGACAGGCAACATAAACCCATCATCAGGAACCATTAGCGGAGGGTCGATCTGTTTTTGTGCAGCCCTAATTGTTGTTTCTGCCATTTTGTTTAGCATTTTAGTATCTGGTAGCGCGTTCATTGCCGGGCTACGTCCGTAAGTACTAACACTATCTTTAACAAAACGCGGAACCATAAACGGAAATTCGTCAAAACCGCTTTCAGATAGTAGCTGTCGTGTATTAGCTGTATAGTAAATAGACGCTACAGGCTTGCTTTTCTTTGCTCTACCTTTGCCATCTTTGCGTGGGTGTACCACATGAATAATAGGATGTTCCTTAAATGGCTCACTATCTAAACTTTTTTTAATTTCTTGCGGTAAGTTTTCTTCGCCAAACTGCATAGCAATGCTACGCGCTGTTAGTTTAAACTTACGATACACCGTATCTACGCGACCTTCTGCATCTTCACTAATGCAAATTTCTGCAATATGCCGGGAAGAAAAACGTAAACCTTCTGGCGCACTTTCTACATAGAAAGCAGCTGTACCAAATACAACTAAATCATAGTAAAGCTCATGTATCTCTTGTTGGAAGTTAGATCTATGAAACGCTTGATACATTTGATCTATTGCAACTTCTAACCATTCGTTAGCAGCATCATTTTGTTGCAGCACTGGATCGCGGTAGCGCATAGAAAACCAAGGTGTGCTTGGAGAAGTAAGCATACCGTGTAAACTACTTGATAATAATTCTACAGCATGGATTGCAGTACCATCAAATAACAACTCTGTACGCTTATCGCCTTGCTGTCGTTTCTTAGTAATGTCTGCTTTTCGCGGCAACATAAAATCTGCTAGCTGTTGCCAATGGCTTTCCCAATTAGATCTTTGCGTTTGCAACGTCTTTAAACGCCTATCAAGCTGCGCTATCATAGGTAAAACTTCAGCCATTAGTACATTCCTCCATACCCGGACATTAATGTTTTACGCTTTTTACTTTTAGCGCCGCCTTGTGTACGACCAGCCATACGCTGATTTAAACGCTCAATAGGATCTACTGTTGCGTTTTTCATTCTTTTCGCTGGCTGTGCAGATCGTTTGCCCATAGCGCCAGCTATATTTTTTGGTCGTTTACCCATCATGCTATTAGTCCAGCGCCAGCTAATCCGGGTGTAGGCCTAAGAAGTGTATTAACACCAGTAGTTGCATTACTTAATAACCCTTGTGGCGTTGTAAGTATTGTAGCTTGCCGACCTCTTTCATAAAAATCTATAGCACTATCTTCGCCAACACCTGTACTAACGGCACTTGCCGCCGCTACATTTTCTGCCCCTGTAGAAGCTACACCAGCGCTTGATACGTTGCTGTAATCAGTATTGTCTACCGTTGTATCAGCTGTTGTTATCAAACCTTCTTGCAACGTTGTAATTTCGTTTATGGTTGTATCTGCGCCACCTGTAGGGCTATCTGTATTAATATCGGTATCATCTGTCTCAATAGTATCTACAGTAGTTACTGTACCATCATTTATTTCCATAGCTTGCGCTTGAGGACTTGGCATCATTAAAGAAGCGCCCACCACCGCACCAGTAGCCGTTGCAACTGCCGTACCTACCGTACCTAAAGCTAACGTTGTAGCTACACCGTACCCTACTGCGCCGCCACCTATGCCACCTAATATTACAGGAACTGCTGCTGCCATCTAATATCTCCTATGCTGCGAATGGATCATAGTCCATTACCGCTTGTCTTTGCGGCGCTGTAACACCGCGTCCTTCTTCTCTAAGACCCACCGCCAGATACCTAAAAGCATCTGCCGCGTGACTAGAGTAATCATGTACAGGCGTAGCCCTAAAACTCCTAGTGCGCTCGTTATACGCCCGGTGATATTGCCTAAGACATTCCAAGCCATACTTACACTTCTCTCTATCAAAATATAAACGCGGTATCAGCATCTGCGCCGCGTGAATACCATCCTCTATTGGTAACTTAGGAACCACCCGGAAATTCAATCCTAGATCCCAAGCTATTTCTCGCCTACTCTTACCAGTACCTAACTCTCTAACTTCTATATCATGTGGTGCATTATGCTCACCATATAGATAATTCTTAGAAGAAAGTACCTTGCAATAGTGTGGCAACCCTTCCCCACGCGCTTCATAATAATCAATAACGTGAACAGCGCGCCCTATGTTCTGCGTAAAAAATATTGCAGTGCTATCGCCTACACCTAAATCCCACCAAGTATCTACCTTGCTAGCCGGGTTGTAGGGTACATTCGTAATCCTACCATCGGCTTGCGCCTCTTCTAACTCTTTTCCATATACCGCACCGGGTACATTTGCGTTCCAACTACACTCAAACTCCTGTGCATACTGATCGCTCGACATCATAACCTTCGCCGCGTCAAGCTCTTCCTGATCCAATATACCAGTTTCGCTAGCACGATACACCGCAGCTAACCAATCATCATTCGCTACAGCTTCTTCATACTTTTCATAAAAAGCATTATGCCCTTTTGGTGTGCCTAGAAAAATACAAAACCCTTTGCGATCAGATAACGCCGGACGTAACACCTCTGGAAATACATTCTCTGGCATATCCGCGACCTCATCCATAACGCAGCCATCTAAATATATTCCACGTAAACTATCCGGGTTTTCCGCACCCAGCAAAGAAATCCTAGCACCAGTAGGTAAATCACACCGAAGTTCCGTTTCATGGAAACGTACACCCGGTATCCTTCCAGCATACTCCTTTATATAATCCCACGCTACATTCTTAGCTTGCCTATACGTAGGAGCCATATACGCTAGCCTAGGGTTGTTCTTCTCACACATTAACGCAGCACGTAGTATATGATTAATCGCCCAGACAGTCTTACCAAAACGACGATGGCAAACAACAACACCCCAGCGCTTAACTGACATCTCATTGTGCAACTTACGCTGCAACTCCCTAGGCTCGTAAGGTATCTCAATGTGCATTAGTGCTTAGTCTCGTCCTTGCCAAAATCCATAATACCCATATTCTGTAACATTCGCTCGTATATGTCCAACAATAATACAGCGCTTTCGTATTGTACCGCCGCTGTAGACGCCTCTACAGTTAGCCTACGCAATTCGTTAATGTGACCTAGCAGTACAACGTTTTCCTCTTTCATGGGCTTTCTCAGGCTGTGTGAGGGGCAGACACTATTGTTTAGGTATATTATGTAGTAAGCAGACGCGCGGCAAATTTTGGAGGGTCGGGTCGGCCGGATTGCCAAAAATGCCCACCTTATTCGCATAATGTATATTATGTTAACACTTTGTAACGTTTTGTTCTACACACGTACAGCTTTGTTCTTGTTTTGCGATGTTGAGCCAAGATGTTCCGCTTGTGTTCTGCAATCTTGCCGCCTCGCGCACGTAGCTCGGTCACACAGGATGTAATGTCATACGTGTCTCAGTGCCTAACAACAACCTCCTCTTCCTCTTCAGTCGCGCTAACAGCAACGTCACCGCCAGCCCAGCTGATCGTGATCGCCGAGCTACTTGGTTGATCTTCCTTCTTGTCTCTAATGCCAAATGGCTGGTTACGCGCAGCTGTCCATTTCAGCGTATCAATCTCTAACCTACGCCGTTGCACCTCTGCGTTAATCATACGTGGATCTGCTACTTCTGGCAGTTCTTCCATAGCTAACCTGTTAATATGGTCTGAATAATATTCGCTCTGCAATATGCGCGCTTTCCTGTACATCTCCCATATCTCTTCGTCTGCCTGTACAGCGCGTGTAACGCTACGATAGTTAGGCATAGCTTTATCTTTGGTAATATCTACCAGCGTCTCACCTTCGGCTAACCTATCGCATATCTTCTGCATTACTTTAATCGTAACAGTTCTACTTGGCATTACAGCTTCCTAAAAAAATGCCCGGCGTAACCGGGCTAGTTAACAACAGCAAGTAACAGGCATTGTTGTTGCTTGAGGCAAAACACAACATCTTGCGATTGTAGCATACATATAGACTATTTCAGTACATTCGGCAATAAATATATTTTTTTTCTGTATACCCCTTGACAGTATCTGTCACATACATTATATGTAAGTTGTGGTTGAGCTTGCTCCCACAGTTTTCCAAACAACAACGGAGGTAATGACAGTATGGAATTTGCGCTTCCCAAAGATGCTTTCAAAGGCGGTCACTGCGGCGTTCAAGCAGTGGCTGTTGTTGCTGGCATCAGCTTAAACGATGCGTTTGTTCAGTTCAAAAAGCATTGCAAGCGTGTTGCTTCTAAGAAAAGATGGCATGGCGGTACTAAACATGACGAGCGTTTAATTGTTTTAAACAAGCTTAACGTCAAGTACGACAAGTTATTGCAAAAGATGCACCCTTACAGCATAGGTTACGGCATGACTTTGCAGCGATTTATCAAAGACGTTGCCAATCCTAACCACGTTTACATGGCTACTACTACCGGGCACGTTCAATTAATTCACGGCAACAAAGTGTTAGATCAAGGCGGCGTTGTTGACATCAACGACTATTGGGGCAAGCGAAAAAAGATTAGCCACACTGTTTTAGTGTTCAAACAGATAGACGCTGCAAAAGCGTTTGACATAGCCGAGGCTCAGACTTTCGGCTTACCATTGTTCGATATGCAAGGAGGTAAGTAACTGTGTATCACATCAAAGAAATCCAATACTTAAATAGAAGTAACAATTGCGAAGGTAATCAGACAGCTGTGTTTGCAATTACTGAGTGCGGTCGAGTGTTCAAAAAAAGAACTGCTACCTCAGAAGAAAGCTATTTTTGGGGCAAAGTTCTTACGTGTAGAACTTCTGCAAACGTTCCATTTATACCAACAGTTGTAAAATACGATTATGTCTACGAACAGCTTGATTATTGGGTAGACGTAACAGACGAACAAATTGACGATTAGTAGCTTGACACATACTGTCAAACCTGTTAAGGAGTAACTATGCAATACATTGTTAAAAAAATCGCCATGTACGGCAACAGCATTGTCGGCAAGTACGACAACCATCAGGCAGCGCTTGACGCTGCCGAACAACTCAAGGCTAGCAGTCTTAGCGAGTTCTACATAGAAATCATACCTGTTAGCAAAGATCACAACATTGTAGGATTAGGAGGCTAACAATGAACAGTATTCAAGTAATGGACCAAATTGTTAAAAATCATCAAGCAGAAAAGATTGATGGTGTGCTTGTAGATATGTTTACTGCGTCTGCGGTAATGAAAGTTTACAATGCAGTAAACGATAACAACAAAGCAAAGATGAACGACATGGGTCCAGTTCAGTTAGCAAACTTAGCATTTAAAATAATGGAGAAATATTAAATGCAACAGCAATTAGAGAATTTATTAACAGCTATAAAAGATGATTATGCAAAAATGCAAAGACGCTGGATTAAAGCTGGCGGTAACGCAGAAAGGCTTGAAGCTAGCATTGTAAAACACGGTGAAGAGCTTGGTTACAAAGTTGGTAAAAAGTATATCAAGATAACAGAGATGAACGGCGGCTCTGCATGGGGCTTTGTTGTTAACTCTGACGATGATCCAAAATTTAGAAAAGGTGACATTTTAAAAGCAGCAAGCTGGTCTGCTCCAGCAAAAAACCAAGCGCGTGGCAATGTTCTTGATGGCGATTTTTCATGGGTTAGATGGACTGGCCCAGAATATTTACGATAGGAGCAACAACATGAAATGGCTTGACCTTATCGGTGACATCATTGGAGCAGTAGCAGTGTTTGCTGCTCCGTGTATGTTATTTTTTATCTTGTGGGCTTTGCAATGAATAAAACTTTAGAAAAACTTAAATCAATTTGTCAGCTACACGGTGTTGAATTTGATTACGAACACAGTTTTGGTAATTGGAGCATTACGTTTGACGCACCACCCAAACATTGTTGGGTATCTAGTACGTGTACAGTTGTTTGTTGGAACCAAGATACTTTAAAAGGTATTATTGGTTGGCTTCGGTATGAATTGTCAGCTGGTTTTTATGAAGCTGACGAACAAACATTAAGAGAAACTGGACAATTAGATTAAAATGCTCTAACGTAGTTTTAGTGTGAGGCCCGGTGTACCGGGAAGCCGTACTGTTCATTCAGTGCGGCTTTTTTATTATCCAAGTCAAACGTACCAGCGCAGCGATATACTCGTTCTTGACGCTTCTCCGTGAGCGTCCGAGCATTTTACCCAGCTTAGTCCATTGCGGTCCTCGTTCCCTTCCTACGGCGCTATGTGCAGCTGCCCAAATTATTTTCCTATCGTCCTTCCCCATGCGTAGACCCAAATCTAACGCAGTATACAAACGATCAATTTGTGTAGCTGTAGGCTGTATGCGTACCTGTTTAACATCAGACCAACCATAGCTAGACCATGACTGTACATAATCAGGCCAGCTTGATAAATGTTGTCTGCGATACACACCGGGCATATAACGTTCTGTTTGTGCCGCTTCCATAAATAACTCATTAAGATCTTCAGCTGTCATTTTCGATACATCTTGCGGCATAATAGTCCTCAACGCTCTGGCAAAACTTTGCTTGCTCCATTGGTGACAATGTAGCTACATGATTTACTGCTTCAATAAAATTCTGCGTTCCTAACCGGGTTCGCAATAACTTCATAACTTTTTCTAACCGAAATGCTAACGGATCTTGTCGCGCTTTCTCGCCAGCTTTTTTGTACGCCGGGTTCATCTTGACAAGTGTTCGTTTCAGTACGTCTTGCTTATAGTTATTAAGTATATTGTTATTATAGTTATTTATAGTTACTGCTATATTGTTATTAACTATATTGTTATTAACTTTATAGTTATTATCTCGCCTCGGGAGGCTCGCGTTAGCGTACAGCGGTTTTCGCATTTGTCAACCCATTATTTTTATCATGCAAAGCTTGCATCTGTGCGCGCTTCTGTATGTACCAATCACTCAGCTGTTCCCAGCACTCAGGCTTGTCAGCTGGATCACAAATCAAATCCTTGGTAGCCAATATAATCCAGCCACCACGATTAACGTCATGCTCACGACCACAAGATTTACATTCCATACTATTCAAAGTAATAATCCCTGTGTCGGTGCAACATTTCCCACGCTATAATTTTTATTATTTCCTTTCGGATAATTACAAACTGGATACAATAAATCTTTTTTACGATCCTTTTTTTGTTTTTTACTGCCGCAAATATAAATGTATCGGTGTTTTCTTGGTCGCTCTGTTTTGTACAGCTTATCGCCGTATTTTTTTTGTAAAGCCTCTTTTTTATTTAAATTTGGGCTTTTGTCATATCTGCCAACGCTATCCTCAATAGTAGCGTGATGTAAATGCTCTAAACCTTTAACTGCATAATCTGTAAATTTTGCGCTTAATCCTGTGTAAATAAAATTTGATGCTTGATATATGTATCCATGATGGTGAGCGCTAGTATCTGCAAAACTTATAATTACACTTGGTTTTGGTAACTGCTTCATACATTTAGCAATAAAAAAAGAAGCTAAATTTTTTGTGTTTTGAACTAAGAACAATCTGTTAAGCTCTAATATTTCGTTTTGATACTTTCCATTAAAAATACCAGCGCAAAGAGTTTGTGACGGAGGTAACCCAAAAGTACATGCTCCAAACAAATACTTTTCTTTATAAAGCCCAAAAGCATACTTAATATTAGGCACTCTCTTTAAATAATGATTTTCTTTAAATAGTCCGCAAACTGTGCTGCTCGGAACTTCTACAACTTCATAATTATTCATCTTCAATAACCACGTAACGATTGCCATAACATTCGTCACAAGTAACACGCTTCTCTTGTAAGTAACCACCATGCACGTAATCAACTACAGGCTCTTCAACTAAGTAATCGCCCTCACCATCACAGTAAGGGCATTTCTTCATTGGCAATTCAACTTTGCGCGTATCGTCAATCACTGTAACTTCTACAGCGCTATCGCCTTTTTCAACTATGTAAGTCACTTTGCTCTCCATTTGATGCAAGCCTTACCCCAGCGAGTTTTACCGCGTTCTCCGCTGTCCTCAACCTTATCTTCATTCTGTAGTTCTGACAACCGGGGCTGCACCGATCCGTATGGTACGTTTAACAACCCGGCAATGTCCTCAGTAGATAATGCCTGAGATGTTTTCTGTAGCAGCTGATGCACCCGGTCACGTATTGTCAGCTTGCCTTTGTAATTAGTTACAGCTGCCTCTTTGCTTGTATCTGTTGATTGATACCCTATGCCTGTTTCAGTGTATCCCATTTTATTTCTCCTTTATCCAATCAAACCATTGTAAAAAAGTTTCGTAAGTTTCCATTGTTAAAACAACTAATGCTGGTTTCCTGTCTTTGCGGATAAACACAACATCGCTGTTATCTTGGTCGAACGCATCATATATATCTTGCCACGCTCTAGCTCTGCGCTTGCACTCAGCTGTTAACGCAAGTTGCGGTCCTAGCTTGATGTCACTCGCATAGTTTCCCTTCATCGCACCGCTTAACGGTATGCGCTCTGCATCTACACCGCGCTCTTTGTGCCAGTTTACAATCTCGCGTTCAAATGCTGCGCCCTTGTCTCTACTTGCTTTACCACCCATACATCACCTGTAAAAATCGTTTGGCTGCACTGCGCCGTGTGTACTATCTTGTATGATACGCATAAACTTAGGTGACGGTATCATTCTGTCCTTGTGGTCACTTGGCAAACACCAGCGCCGGGCAACCGTAGCACCAGCTGCACCTAGTTTCCTTGCCAAAACCGGGTAGCTCATGCCTTGCGATTTTCGCCATTCATCCAGCGTCATAAAAAAACTCCTTGTAATTTATTTTCCTTGATACTAAGTTAGACACAATCTGTCAATCGAAAGAGAAAAAATGATACGAAATAACTTTTCATGGGCGTACAGCAAAGGCTACTATCACCATAGTAACCCAAGTACCCCTGATTTTTATACGTTTTTTGATAAGGGAATACTTCGGACAGAAAGAAACATTGCGCTTGATATTGTTAACGGAAAGACAGAAGGTGACATTTTACAAGCTGAAGCAATACTCGCACAGTCTGGATATTATGTAGATTACCGCAACAAAGCGCAGTTTAACGATAACGTAAATATGTGCAGCGGAAGGGCTGTAGAATACTTTTGCGATCAAATGTTAGTTGATGGTGTTATGCAAGGTGAAGCGTACCGGGAAGCATTAAACGTGCTTACGTCAATACAAACTGGTGCTTGGATAGATCAAGATAAAGTGCAACGTCAGCTGACGGGTAGACAACTACCACGATACAATGAGCAAGGTAAACCAGTTAAGAAAGATGATATAGGTATTAATGAGTTTGAGCTTGTATGTAAAAACGCGGAGCTTGGTTTACGTGAAGCAATGTACGGTGCTAATGAAATCATTGGGCAAACGATGCTGCGCGGTAAACTGCCCGGTTGCGAACTAGATTATCTAGGCTTTGGTGATTATCAAGAAGGTGCAGTAGAACTTAAGACGCAATGGGATACGAGCGTTGATACTGACAAGCCACGCGCAAACTCTTTGCCAAAGAAAATAAAAGATCCGCATCTTAAACAGATCGCCGGGTATTGGCATTTAACTGGCAAGATACCGCGTATCGTGTACGCAAACAGACTAGGGTACGTTGTGTTTGAAGCAACAATAGATGAATTAGAATACGCGCTTGCTGATGTAATTGCAGCGTGTCAGCGCCGTGAAAAACTTATGATGGTGACGGAGAACGTACAACAGCTGTTAAAGCTGTGTGATCCACACTTTGCAGATAGTTTTGTGTGGCGTGATATGAACCCGGAAATATTGAAACAGGCTAAAGAACTAGGAGGTGTTACAAAGTGAGTAACTTAGAACAAGCCATGCAAGAGGTTAACAACCTTAATCAAACAGACGGTGTAGATCAGCGTGGCGGTAAAAAATACACTATGGTATCGACCAGAGTAGAAGCTTTTAGAAAAGCTTTTGGTATGGAGTATGGTATAGAAACTGACATCATATCATACAATGGTGACAACGTTATAGCTAAAGCTGTCATAAAAAACAAAGACGGTATGATTATTGGATCTGGATATGCTGAAGAGATACGCGGCTCGTCAAACGTTAACAAAACATCTGCGATAGAAAACTGCGAGACAAGCGCTGTTGGTCGAGCGTTAGCAAGTATCGGTTTACATGGTGGTCAGTATGCTTCTATTAATGAAGTTGAACAGGCGCAGCAAAAAGAAGTTACGATAGATGAAAAAGCGTTTTGGCAACATTTTGCGGATGAACGTATCGGTGAACTGCAAAGTATTGCAGATCTTAATGAATTAGAACAATGGGATGAATATTTTTCTGATCAGCTGGATAAACTTAATTTAGAGTATCCTAAAATTTATGAACAACTCCAAAATGAAATTTACAAAAGAAAGGCTTTTTTATGAAACCACAATTAGGGAATAGCAACAGCCAGATACAAGGCTTTATGAATAACGGACAAGCTGTTAGTATGTCTATATCCGCATGGATAAACGAACCCAAAGAAATAAAGGGTGATCCGGCAGCTATAGCTGCGATACAACAAATACATGATATTATGTTACAGCATAGGCTTGTCGTAAGTTTATCTGTAAGCGCTAAACAAGGGGATGATGCAAAACAATGGCCCAAGATCGGCAGCATTACACTGTTTCCAAATCCGAAAGCACAACAAGAACAACAACCACAGGCAAACCAATGGCAACAACAGCAACAGCCACCAGCGCAGAAAGCACCGTGGCAAAAGTAAAGCCGTACCCGGCATTAAAAGCAAAATACTATGAGGAAATGAGAAGCTTATTACTGCAATACAATAATCAAACAATAGGCGTAGCAGCTAAACAGCTTGGTATAGACCCTACTAACTTACGCACGTTAGCGTATCGTATGGGTGTAGAGTTTGTTCGTAGTAATGGTTCTGGTAAAACAACTATTAATAAAGTACCGCGCAAGCGTCAGATTACTTTACCAATGGAACCGTGGAAGTAAATCGTGGGGCAGTAAGGTTTTACAATATAGGATTAAGTAGCTTGCTTACGCTAGCTTTACTGCCCCTGACTAACAATAATAAAACTATGAGGTATACACAATGATAAAAACGTATTTTACATTTATGATGATATTTTACACTGTGCAAGGTGAACAGGTAAAGACAAGCATACTGCTTCCCAGCTTTGATGATTGCTCATATAGTATAGATTATATGTCAAACATTTTAGAACCTTATGGCAAAGACGTAGCTATCCTTTGCAAAGGCACTAACGTTGTGTCAAAGGATTATGTCAAACCAATGCCAAGACCGTAATCTATTTTTTATCCATCATTGACTTTGGTTTTTTATGAGACAAAACCTGACTGCTTTTTGTGTGGGTAGCACCAGTATGTAACGTACCGTCCGACATTTTATGTGTCGGTCCTTTGTACTCCTTACCGTTTGGCAAGTAATGCTTAACTCCCTTTGCCATAGCCTTTATCCATCATTGATTTTTTTGGTTTACGTTTTTTTCCGTACATTTCCTGTCTCCGCTGCTTTCTTTGCTAGTTTTGGACCGCCAACCTTTTGCATTGTGCCATAAACGTAAGCGTCTTTTTTCTTACCTTTAAGACCTTTCTTCGTAGCGCGATCCATTAAACTTCGTTCTAATTTTTCTGGCATTATGCTTTCCTCTTCTTGTTCATCATGGATATGCGTTTGCCTTTTGCTACTGCTTCAGACTTAGAGCTAGCGCCCCATGCCTTTAATGATTTCAACAACGGCGTGTCAGTGCCATCTTTATTTTTAGTTGGACCCGGCATTTTACCCATGCGTTGTAAGAACGCTGCGCGTCTGCCACTATTCCCGGTACGTTCTGGTGGTCTAGCCATATCAGGACATCATAGATTTCTTGCGTTTCTTTGCGGTCTTTTCTGCATCTTTAAAATTTTGTGCAGTAGGCGCGCCAGCTGTGCCGGGCTTTCTCATTTTTTCTCCACTTCCGGCAGCAATTCTAGCCTTTTTTAACCTGATATTCTCATAAAGACCATGTTTCTTTCCATGTGGCATTGCTTTCTCCTATGTTAACCAATCATATATTTTGTAAGTTTCTTTCTCGCGGTGTTTTAAACCATTGTAGCCACCGTTTACGCGGCGTGTAAGAGCCTTTACACTATCGGCATTTGGCGCTTCGTTACAAAGATCCCAAAGATTATTACGTTTAAAAAACCAAATAGCACTTTCCATCGGGTACTCAGTTGCAACTAAATCTGGGTCTTTCATAACCTCTGGCAATTTCATATCATCAGCAAACATTGCATAATTTTCTTTGAAAGTAACTTGTAAAAATCCGCGTCCTCTCCACAGGTATCCTTGTCCGTTATTGCCGTAACGGTGTCCGTACACACGGTCAGCCAATGCTTGTGGATTGCGCGCACAACTTTCCGCTTCGCTTTCTGTTTTGAAGTATTTACCAAACACTTTAAGGATGGCTTCTTTAGAGTAGTTTAAGTTTTCTTCAGTGTATTTAAACGTGCCGCTTTCATGTACTAATTGACCGAGAAAATGCGCCCCACGTTCTGCATTTAAAACATACTGATTGCAAATAGCCTTTGCAGTATTTGGTCCAAAGCTACCATCAGCATTTGCTCCACACTTTTCTTGAAGTTTTTTTAATGCTTTACTCATTAACAAACTCCTTTGTTCCGCACAATCTTTCGTACACCATATCACTTGTGTAAGCCTCTGCCCACTTGTTTTCGGTAAAAGTACAGAAAGCCCACAGATCATCTACATCTTGATCTATAAGTTCAAGCAAATCTTGCTGCGCTGATACAGTACCTTGCAAATGTTCCAGATCATGCACAAGACCACTGATATACCATACCAACGCAACCAACTGCACAACCATTGCAAACGCTAAACCAACATTTACCTTCATTTTTTGCTGTCCGTTTTTTGTAACTTGTCAAATGAACGCATACCACCAATCCCAAGCATACCTAAAAGCAAGGGCATCATTACTGACATATCAGCTTGCGGTATTGCAAAACCAAAACCTAATGCAATGGGTGCAATCATGTAATTTATTCCTAATGATATACCACAAATCCAACCGATAAGTGGACGCCAAGAAGCTTGAAACCAGTTACCTTGTGCATCAGCTTTTAAAATTTCTAACTGTTGCATCATCAAAGCTTGAGAATTTTTCTCTGCCATTGTTGCAATTTCGTGGGCTAACTTTGCTTTTTGATCTTTATCTTCAATAACTTTATCAAGAATATTGCTTACCGGATCTACCAGCTTTCCTAATAAATCAAACATCAATCTCCCTCCATTTGTATGCTTGCTTTCTTTGGCTCTGCTTTCGCAGCATACGCATTAAATCCCATAAATGCAGCAACTACACCTGATGCAGCAATCACGTATACACTTGCTATATCTGTAATAAGACTAGCTGCTTTGTCAAAGCCAAGAACAGAAGCTAACAAAATGATAAACGGATATATCAACATCCCGGCAAGAGCGAACCCGGTAAACCTACGCTCCGCATTGCGCTTCAAGTCTCTGTCAATCATCTCAAGTCTACGATCTTCCAAAGCCAGTTTGTTCCACTCAGCTTTTTCTATAACGCCGTTATTGTTTAGATCAGCTTTTTCAAATTCAGTCATTTCAAAGACCTTGCGTATTTAACCGCTACATTTTTATCGCGTGTAATTATAACAACTTTTCCGTTTTTATCATAGATAATAAATTTATTACGCCATTCCTTTAATATCACCGTTCAATTTTAATACACACTACTTTAGAGTTTTGGCTGGTGACTAGCACCTTTGCTTCTGCTTTGCCTTGTTTGCAAGCTTCTTCACTCGCGTAACTACTCACATGGTAATGATCAAAAGTTCCACTCACTAATTGTAACCATAATAGCACCCACATGATCACCAACGCCCTTGCCATTTGCCGATGAAATAGAAAATGCAGAACAAGA